GGAATCATTGAAGAATTTTGTTGAAGAAGCTAATGCTGATTTGCCAAAAAAGCAGGAATTAGTCAATATTGTTGCCGAAATTCAACAACTCATTGATTCAACCATCTACAAACTTAAATACCTCAAGTAAGGATATATATGCCTCTCATGAAATCTGCCAGCCCAAAAGCTGTTGGCGAAAACATCAAAGCTGAAGAAAAAGCGGGTAAACCCTATAAGCAAGCTCTTGCAATAGCATTAAGCGTTCAAGACAAAGCCAAAAAGCGTAAGAACACCATTGAATCTGCTTATTCTAAACACATGGCAAGCGCTGAAGAAAAAGGCGAAACCAAAAAAGAGTCTAAAAAGACTGAAATGAGTGAGATGTAATGAGCCGTAGAGATGCCATTCGTGCCGCAGTAGAAAAGCACGATAAGCCTATTCCTAAAACCACAGTCGGCAAGGGTAAAAACTATTTGCCAGCCAATGAAGGTGCAGGAATGACAGCTAAAGGCAGAGCAGCATATAACGCTAAGAACGGTAGTCATTTACAAGCCCCACAAGCAAGTGGGTCGAGACACGATAATTTTTGCGCCAGAAGTCAGCATTGGAATGGCGAAAGAGGCAAAGCAGCGAGAGCGAGGTGGCATTGTGGCTAAAAATGGACTTTATGCAAATATTCACGCTAAACAAGAGCGTATTGCGCATGGCTCTGGCGAACACATGAGAAAGCCTGGTAGCAAAGGCACACCTACGGCCAAAGATTTCAAAGAGTCTGCAAAGACAGCTAAACCAACTCGTAAAGAGATGATTCGCCATAAGATGAAGGATATGTAATGGAACACATGACACGCAAATACAAAAAAGAAGATGCAATGCTTCGCCCCCACAAAGAATCAACGCTGGAAAAACAGCAAAGACAGCGCCAAGAGAAGAATCCTCCATTGGAACTAGACGATAGCAATATCCTTAATAAGAAAGCCAACCAACGCATGAAGCGTAAACAGGCCCTCATGGACGCAATGAATAAAAATCACGACCCTGATATTGTGGGCTAATTTACAAATTTACCGTGTAACTCAAACCCAACTTTGGTTGACCTGTTTTATAAATTTACCGTGTAGCTTTAGTCCAACTTTGGTTACCCTGTTTTCATGATTTGCTTAAGAGATAGGCAAGCCATCCCAATGTGACTAGGAGCCTTCTGCGCCCCTGATTCCCATCTGCTATATGTAACCCTATGAACTCCCAAAAGCCTCGCAGCGCTTGATTGGGTAAGCCTTAGGCCTACTCTCCATTGGAGTAAGTTAAATTCCATGTAATGCCCCGCAAAAAGAAAGGGGGACAAGCCCCTAGGTTGTTAATACTCCAAGCCAGCGCAATCCATCATATTAGATTGATTAGATATCATAAGAGAGCGTAAAGCCTTAAGAGCGCCCCTCACTTGGTATTTGCTGAACTCTGGCTTATCTATATCGTCTAAGACATATCGCAGAACGGCAAACATTTCGTCATAGTCATCATAGGCCATATACAAAGACTGCTCTAATATGGCGTTATTCATTTCGAGCTTGGCTATCTGCTCGGCTGGTGTTACTTTCTTAGCTGGTAATTTTTTAGTCATGGTTATTCCCCTTTGAGTAGATTAAATACTGCATTTTTTAGGTCTAAAGCGTTTTCCATCATATAACCGCTATAGTTCATTGAATCGCCACGCTCATAAGGGTCTAAGTCTCTTTCAATAGCCCATATAAGCTCTTTTACTTCCTGTAATCTCTTTTCTTGTGTCATATAACCCCCTAGTAGTAGTAACGCAAGCCATCAACAGGGCAAACTAGCCAAGTCTTACGGCAGCCATTTGGCTTAGTACATTGTGAGCGCCTAAAGTCTTTGTAATGGGTAGCACCTTCCCCAAATTTAATTTCCCAGGCTGTAGGCTTACGGTGATAAGTAATTACATTAGCTTTAATCATGGCTTAAGCCTTTCTATCGTAAGAATTATCAATAATTTGCTGAATTATTAGCAAATCTTCTTTTTCAATGTTTAGCCATTTAGTCGAACCAAAAAAGCCAGAAACTTTAATTTTTAGGTCTAAATCTGTGCCTTTCAAAATTGGCTCAGGTAAAACGCTAAAGAACTCATTTTTTATATATTGACTCATGTATTTCCCCTTTTAAAATGGGCTGAAATAGCCCTTAAAACTGTTTAGATTGCATGAATAGCAGTTAGATACCAAATAAAGTATAAAAACGCCGCCAAAGAAACAGAAATTAAAACAGCGTGCAGATTTGTCATGATTTAAATCCATTCCTGCCTAAAATGCTTAGAAGGCTTAACAGTTCCTAATAGATTAGAAACAATATGGAATCCCATATCCATTCCACATCCCTTAACTACTAAGCCGTTATGCTTACCCTGTTTCATTCCTAAAGCTGTGGACACCAAGTAATCTAAATGAATGATTCTTCCAGCGTCTATCATCTTTACGCTGATTTCTCTTTGCATACCTGAAGTGCTGACATGGCGTAAAACTGTATAGATAGTATCTGATGGAATATCATTAAGAATATTGCTCAGCTCTTTGATTGCTACATCTTGGTCTTGTTTCTTAGTCATTTAAATTCCCCTTTAGTTGACTGTTTAACGGTGTTGCTAAGCATTAATGTAGTCCATTGTTACAATTAAGAAAAGAATTATTTGCTTATATTACGAATCTATCTGATTACTGTTGTTTTTAGTACAAAACTATCAATTTATGATATATTGCGTTCAAATGAATCAAAGACTTAGCGTTTAATTAAACACTTAATTACAGAAAGCTATGACAAACTCAAATCCTATAGCTAAAAGCTATGATGAATTAACTGTCAATGAAGACGGTTCAAAGGTTAAACCTCCCAAGCGTATGCCTCCCAATGCTGGAAAAGGTCGCCCCGTTGGAGCTGTTAACAAACACACAGCTATAGCTAAGGAGGCCATCGCTAAATTCGTAGATAAGAACAGTCCCAGGATGCAGCATTGGCTCGAGGAGGTCGCAAGCGGTATCCCTAAGACTGATAAGGAAGGCTGCATTAGATATGATAAGAATGGCGATATCATCTGGATAGTTCCTCCCAATCCAGAGAAAGCCTTTCTCATGCTTCAAGCTGTGATGGAGTACCACTTGCCCAAGCTGGCAAGGGTTGAAAGTGTAGGAGATGAGGCAGCCCCTCAAAGAATGGTTATTTCTTGGAAGCGCCCTGAATGACTGAGGGAGTTTTAGAAGTAGAGATGGACTACTGTCCTCGGAAGGTCTTCGAGGATTTCCACGATAGAAAAGAGCGCTGGAGTTTAATCGTAGCCCATAGGCGCTGCGGTAAGACTGTCCTCTGTATTAATGACCTGATATATAAAGCCCTTATGGATGATAAGGAGGATGGGCGGTACGCTTATATCGCGCCCTATTACAGTCAGGCTAAGAATATTGCATGGGACTATCTATTAAGATTCTCACAGCCTGTATTAAAGAAAGCCAATCAATCAGAGTTATGGGTTGAGCTAATTAATGGGGCTAGGATTAGACTATATGGGGCTGATTCTCCTGATGGGCTTCGAGGGATATTCCTTGATTCTGTAGTGATGGACGAATTTGCTGATATGAAACCCTCAATATGGGGCGCAGTGGTCAGGCCTCTTTTAACTGATAGAAAGGGGTCAGCCACATTTATCGGCACTCCTAAGGGCCATAATGCTTTCTGGGAGATGTATCAAAGGGCAACCCAAGACCCTACCTGGCATGTAAAGATTCTGAGGGCTAGTCAGACAGGAATCCTTGAAAAGGAGGAGCTAGAAGACGCTGCCAAAACCATGACCGAGGACCAATATTTGCAAGAATTTGAGTGCGACTTTGAATCTTCAATAGTAGGGGCGTACTTTGGCAAGGAAATGAGGCAGCTTACAGACCAAGGGCGCATCAGAGATATTGAATATGACCCTTTGTTCCCTGTTCATACTGCCTGGGACTTAGGGTACTCAGATGATACGGCTATATGGTTCTTCCAAGTCGTTCATGGCGAGATTAGATGCCTAGACTATCATTCCTCAAATGGTCAACCTGTGGCATTTTATGCGGGCATATTGCAAAGCAGGGAGAAAGAGAGGGGTTATGTCTATGGGACTCATTGGCTACCCCATGACGCTAGAGCCAAAACCCTGTCATCTAATCGCAGCGTAATTGAACAGCTAGGGGATAAGATACCCCTTAAATCAATCAAGATTGCGCCTAATCTTAAATTGCAAGATGGAATCCAAGCCTCCAGGTTAGCCTTAACTAGGACTTGGTTTGACCATAAATGTATAGACGGAATAGAGTGTCTACGCCAATATCAAAGGGAGTATGACGAAGACAAAAAGGTATTTAGGGACAAACCTCGCCATGATTGGACTTCGCATGGTGCAGACGCATTTAGATATTTAGCATTGACTTGGAAAGATGATGCCAAAATTGTTATGCCAAATGAACCTATCAGGGGTGTAATGGTGGGCGAAACTAATGTTAGCCTTAATGAATTATGGAAAGAAACTAAGGTAAAGTCGCACAATAGAATCTAAAAAAGGTAAAATAAGCAAACATTTAGCCAAATTTTTAAATATTAAGGCAATTACATGGCAAACGATAAAGCGACAGTCAATCATACTTACGAAGATTGGTATAAAGTTATTATGGGCTATGAGCGCTCATACAAACGATGGGAGGCTCGTGTAGACCGAATCGTCAAGAAATATAAAGATGACAGTCGCTATGACCGTAACCCAAATGCTCGGTTTAATATCCTTTGGTCTAATGTCCAGACAATCCAGCCAGCTATCTTTGCAAGACTCCCTCGCCCAGATGTAAGCCGTAGATTTAGAGATAACGACCCTATTGGGCGTGTAGCCTCGATGATGCTTGAGCGAGCCTTAGAGTTCGAGATTGAGCATTATGGCGACTACAAATCAGCCATGAATAACAGCGTTTTAGACCGTCTGCTCGGTGGTCGTGGTGTAGCCTGGGTTCGTTATGAGCCACATATTGTGGGCGCTAAAGAAGTCGATGAGCCAAAAGACGGCTATGAAGTTACCGAAGATTCAGACGAAGCCGAAACTCCAGATGCAATGGAGACCGAAGACCAAGAGCGTATTGAATATGAGTGCGCCCCTGTAGATTATGTGCATTGGAAAGACTTTGGACATACGATTGCTCGTACCTGGGAAGAAGTAACCGCAGTTTGGCGCAGAGTTTATATGTCTCGCCCTGCTCTTGTTGAGCGTTTTGGCGAAAAACTTGGTGGTCGTATTCCTTTAGATACTCAGCCTGATGACCTCAAACAATCTTACAAGACCAATGATGGTGTTTACGAAGCCCTTATTTATGAAATCTGGGACAAAGAAACAGGCAAAGTATTGTGGATTAGCAAATCAATGGGCAAAATCCTTGATGAGCGTGATGACCCATTAGGACTTGAGAACTTCTGGCCTTGCCCAAAACCACTTTACGCTACTCTGACTACAGATAGCCTTGAGCCAATTCCTGATTATGTAATCTATCAAGACCAAGCTCGTGAATTAGATGCGCTTTGCGACAGAATTGATGGCTTGATTAATGCCTTGAAGGTTCGTGGCGTATACGATGCTTCAGCTTCTGAGCTACAGCGCTTGTTCTCTGAAGGCGAAAACAACACCATGATTCCAGTCCACAACTGGATGGCTTTTGCCGAAAAACAAGGCATGAAAGGCGCTATTGATTTAGTTGATTTAGCCCCATTCGCTCAGGCTTTATCGCAATGCTATCAAGCGATGGAGCAAGTAAAGGGTCAAATCTACGAATTAATGGGTATTGCCGACATTCAGCGTGGTCAAACAGACCCCAATGAGACCCTTGGCGCACAGATTATCAAGTCAAACAACGCTGCTGGTCGCCTAAAAACTCAACAACACGCAGTAGTGGACTTTGCAACCTCTTTATTGTCCATCAAAGCTCAGATTATTTGCAATCATTTTACCGATGAGACGCTTATTCAGATTTCTGGCGCTAAACAACTTAGCCCTGAAGACCAACAACTCATCCCACAAGCAATAGCTCTGCTAAGAGACGAAGCCAGCAAAAACTTCCGTATTGAAGTGACTTCTGACTCAATGATTTACCAAGATGAGCAACAAGAAAAACAAGATAGAATGGCTTTCTTGCAAGCTGTAGGCTCATTTATGGCTCAAGCTGTGCCTATGGTACAAAATACTCCTGAGTTAGCCCCAATGGCGCTAGAAATGCTCAAGTTTGGCATTACTGCGTTCAAAGCTGGTAAGCAATTAGAGGGAATTATTGATGAAACAGCAGACAAGTTGCGTGTTTCTGCACAACAGTCACAAGGTCAGCCTAAACCACCTCCACCAGAGATTCAAAAAGCTCAGATGGAAAACCAAGCCAAGATGCAACAAATTCAAATGCAAGCCCAGGTTGAGCAGGCTAAGTTACAAGGTCAGATGCAGCTTGAAAAGGCTAAACAAGAGTACCAAGCCCAAGAGAATCAGCTTAAATTCCAGTTAGAAACTCAGCGCAATCAAGCAGATATGGATATGCAGCTTAAAGTCGCCCAGATGAAGATGATGACTGAGCGTAATACCCAGGTATTGCTTGCTCACATCAACAATGGGGCTAAGATTGAAGTTGCTCGTATCGGCTCAGGCAATGATGATGGCGAACAGGCTTATCTATCTGAAGAAGAATTTGCAAGAACTCAAGAGCATCCATTAGCTCCTATTGCTAATGCGATTGGTCAAGGAAATCAGCAAATGGCTCAAGCAATTAGCGCTTTAGTTGATACAATAAATGCTCAACATAACAGGCCTAAGACAGTAGTTAGAGGTCAAGACGGCAAAATTATTGGGGTTCAATAATGGCTATTACAGTCAAGCATACTAAGGTTTCAACGATACCTGACGGAGATGACTCGTCATTAATTCGCCC